CAGGGAACGGCTCCTGTCGTCACAGAACTAGACTTTGTAGGTAAAACAAAGACACGAAACGCTGATGGAAGTATTACTGTAGACGGGGTTACCTACGATATAGGTTCTGTAGTTAACGGTAAGCAAACATATACAAAAAGGTAAATTGATGCGTCCTGTTATTCTAGATAATGATAATAATCAAGATTTTCAGCCGTTAGAAATAGACTCTCGTTTGCTTGACCAAACAAGTGAGCGACGCTCTGGCGTTCCAGACGAGTTTAAAAGAGCAGCCGCTGAAGATGCTGCACGTCAACGAGGTGACGCACAAGCACCTAATCCTAATGATGTATTTACCAGTATTATAAACAGCACAACTACTGATGAAATACAACAATTAGGATACACTAACATTGGCAACTTCCCAATCAATCCTAGTAGTCTAGAGTTCTTAAGGAAAACCCCTACAAAACAAAACGAACTACGTCAACAATTTTTAAAAGAGTATACTGTACCCAAACAGGAACCCGGTCAGCTTGCTGTTGGATTTAGTTCGCCTGACTATACAGAAATGCGGTTGCCACCTCAGTTTCGTGATGACGAGGACATACAGCAATATGTTAAAAACGAACAGGCTGTTGCTAAAGTTCTTTCCGAATCTGGCCTACCCTTACGCGGTCAACGAATAATTTTAAAAGACTATGCGAACTCTTATTTTGGCAATTCATATGCAGAAATCACACAAGAGTTTATGAACATCCCTACAACCTTCACGCAAGATATTCCTACACTAGCTTCTATGGCTGGTTCAGCTATATATTCTGCACCTATGGCTTTGTATCAAAAGGGGGATTACAACGAGACTTATTTTGAGGCTCTTGAAAGAAACTTTGGTGGCATGATGGCTGCGGCTCACAGAAATGGTTTGGGCTTTGCAGAGCAGATAACCGAAGACAATGAGTTGTTAGGAAGTGCGCGACAGCGTATGGAAGGATGGTATAAGCGAAAGTACATAGAGCAACATGGTCGTGATGCCTTCATTAGAGACCATATGTTTTCTCAAAAAACAGAGATAGTGACAGGTGAAGATGGTCAAATGTCTTTGCAGCTTGTTACAGATGGAGAGAGTAACCCTGTATATGATGAGACATTAGACCCACAAATTATGCAAACTTTGCTTAAGGCTTCTGAAGATGAGTTGAATAGCTTTGAAAAAGCAGCTAAATTTTTTGTTGGTGGTGGTCCCCTTGTTGTTTTGAATGTTGCTAGAAAAGCTGGTCGGGGTAAGCAGTTCGTAGATGAGTTTGAAAAGATGAGAACAGACCCATCTCATTCTAGATACAAGAAGGATTACGAAGGTTTAACCGATGTTGAACTGTATAGAAAATTATACAGAGAAGATGTTAATGCAGCGTCAAAAGCGTGGAGAAGAACATGGGACGCTTTGACATTGAACGGATGGAAAAGTGACCTTGAAGCAGGAAGAGTTCTTAGTGACCACGCAAAGGCTATACGAAACTACGACGAAACAATAAAAGATTTAGATGCTAAAATATACGATTTAAGAAACAAAGGAAAACTAGACGCTACTGAAGAAGCTGATTTAAAAAACCTAACATCACGGTTAGAGTTTACAACTCAAAGTCGCCAGAAGTATATTGATGGCAGCGGTGGCACTGGACGTATATTTAATCCATATAGTAAGCAAACTCTATATGATGAAGCTTTAATATCGGGAGCTGTCGGTCTTGCTTCTACTTACAATCCTATAGCTGATTTAACAGGTATGAACGACCAAGTTGCTGAAGTTCTAACTATGTTGGTTGCACCTCTTGTAGCCCCTGCTGCAGGTCGTGTTACCACTAATTTAGCCTTGGGTGTTGCCCGTAGAACACCTTTACTTAATATAGGCGTAGGTGCAATAGAAGAATTAGGTATCAGTCTTCAAAACTCTGGATGGTTAAGTAAAGTTGGGGTGGAGGCAGTTATACGGGGCGATGTTGCTGAATTACGCAGCATAGCAGAGATGGAAGGTCTTGACCTTACAGACGCTGACATATTATCTTTTAGAGCTTTTAGCCGTGCTTTGAACAAGATGGGCAATGAAAAGTTTAAAGGTCCAGACGGGCGTATGATAACTGTTCGTGATAGGGTTTACGATTCTTTGGTTGCGTACGGCGATAATATGAATCGTATGCAGTTGCGTATGGAAAAAGCAGTAGATGCTAATGGAAACCGCATCTTTAGTGATGAACAAGTACAGGAAAACATGAAGGCTATTCACCTAAGTTTGGCCTATGCTTCTGGGTTTGCACCGTTTATACAGATACAACAGTTAGCCAGCAAAGGTGAGTCTATAAGTAAGATATTCGAAGGCAAAGGAGCAGAAACTCTGTTTAGAAGCATACGAACTCAAGAAGAAGTCTTGAATGGTATGTCAACACAGCTTAAAGTCCTTCGCCAGACTCTTTCCGCAGAGGGCGTTAACCTCAGTTCAAATGACCCGTTAGATGAAGTGTTTAGAAAGTTAACATCAGCGTATGACAACGGGGTTGATGACCTTGTAAAAAGAAAACAACAATTAAATCAACTTATAGATATATACTTAAAAGACCCTGCCTCAGTAGACGAAAACACGGTAAACGAAATCGTAGACCTTAAGCTGATGTTGAATCCTGAGTTAGCTACGGACACAGCATCTCGTGCTAGGTTAGCGGAAGAGGTTGCCGGGACAATCTTAACCAACTTTAATCAGAGACAATCTGACCTTATGAAGTTAGCGGGAAAATTATCTCCAACAGAGTTTAATAAAGAAGTGGCGTTGCAAGCAGACAGTCTGTTTGATACTGTTGTAGGCTTGCGTCAAGCAAAGGGTTCTGCACGATATGCAAAGGTAAAAGCTTATGGCGAAGAAAATAATATACTTGTACCTATGGAGAAGTTGTTCGATAAGTTACGTAGTCTAGACCCCAGCATACCTACAGGTATAAACAAGAAGTTTATGATTGCTGGTGGTAGGGAAGTTCAAGAGTCTTTGAACAGCATGGCAGAAAGAGGTCTACGGGAACAGTTTGGAAATGATACTGATAAGATAGTAGAGAAGATGATAGCTGATAGTGGCGGTGAGTTAAAAGAAAACTCTAAGACACGATACGCTGACGTTGCTTTTTATATGATGGATAGAGAAAAGGTTCCTGAAGGAGAGGCTGCGTCAAAGTTCTTCAATGCTAACGTAGAAGAAGCAGAACATATACGTCGACATTTAGCATATCAAGCAAGAATAAAACAAACCAGTAAAGATGGTATAGTTCGCACTGCAACTCAGATAAGTAAAGAGTTTCGTGATAGTGTTGATGAACTCTATACAGAAGCAGACCCGTCTGGTGAACTTTTAAAATTAGTAGAAGATGCTCGTATCGGTTACAAGATAGATGTAGGTGACCCTATGGATGATGCTGCGTATGGTGGTAAGGTTAGACGTGCAAGGTCTAGGCAGGTTACTCAAATTGCAGATGACCAGCGAAAGTATGTCTATGGAAATAGGAATACACCCGAAGGCATCTTCTTAGAAATTGGTGGCACTATATCTGAAATAGCAACCACTGTAGATATAAAAAGGTCGCAGGATTTGCAAGAAAAATTAGTATCTCTTAAGCAAGACCTGATGTCTTTTTATGGTGTATCTCGTGATAAGGCTGGTACTTACATACTAGACATGACTGACCCTGACGAAGCTATGATAGCAGATGGAGTTACAAAGCTTCTTCAGATGATTACAAATAAGAAAGTTGGTTATGCTCTATCTGCAGATTTAGGACCCCTTGCAAAAGAAACAGAGATATCTAAGTTACCAAAAGAGTTACAGCCAAAAGTTCGCAGTGCGTCACAAAAGTTGAAGAAGGCACAGAAAAACCTGCCTGAGTTTAATTTTGAAAGAGCAGAGCGTTTAAGAAAAGCAGAAGAAGAATTAGCCATCACAGTTCGAAAAGCAGATGGCAAACTAGAAACACGTCGCCCTTTTAGCACTGAACTTCGTGAACAACTTGCGCCCATCGACGACATGTTAGAAGAAAATCAACAGTATAGAGATGTTGCTGAAGATTTGATAGAAGAGGTTAATAGCACCACTTCTCAACTGCGTGTTGCTGGAGACCGTACGTTAGAAAAAGTTAATGTTAGTTTAGATAGGATAAAAGATTACACCAGTTTAGCTAAAAGACCTAGACAGTTTTTTGAAACTTACTTTGAAACAGCAACCCCACAGTCTGTAGAACGTCTTAAAAAAGACCTGACCACTAACGGTGAGATGACTGCTGAAGAAGCGAACCTTGCACTTAAAGAGTTGTACATAAGAGGTTTGTTAGAAAAAACAGGGGTTCAAAATAAAGCTGCAGGAACAGGTTTTGGAAGAGACACTGTACAAGATATTTCAGATATCGATGTTCTTGTAAATCACATGCGCGATGAGGCTTCTCGTCCTGCTATGGTTGCTGTGCTAGGTGAAGAGCATGTAAAGCATTTAGAAGATATAGCTGATTGGATGGATAATGCTAGTGGAAACGGTGCAGGAGTTCGAACTTATTTAGATGTAGGTGACATGCGTATGGAAAGCAAGATTGCTCGTGTGTTTAACTTGGCACGAGGAATGGTTGGTCTTGACTACGTTACTGCAGAGGTTGGCTTTAGACTTATGATGCAGAAACAACAGAGCATGATACAGTTTGTGATGAACAATAAGAACGCTGCTCTGGTCTTATCTAAAGCATTGCAGTTTCCTCAGAGAATGACCCGCGCCGATATGCGAATACTTGCTTTAGAAATTAGAAGTCATATTACTTTAGAATTACTTAAAGCAAACGAAAGAATGGACTCGTTAGACACCATCGTTAACGGAGTTGGAACTCTGGGTGTTAAACAACTTGTCAAGGAAAAAGAAGAACAAGAAAAAGCACGAGTGCTTAATGAAACACTTCAAGAAGAAGAGGAACAGGACGATGAAGAAGAACAACAAGATTCGTAAGGCATATGCCTACGGGTCTATGGTTCGTAAACCAATGATGTATGGCGGCACTGCAAATCAGATGTCTGCAAAAAGAGTATCTGGTCAACAGATGCCCCGTGAAGAACGTAAGTCTAAAAACGTTGAACCTGCTATGGGTATGCCGAAGATGGCTATGGGCGGCAAGAACAAAGAGTTCGCAGCACTAGCCCCACCACGGGATAAAATTACATACGCTGATAAGATTGCTGGGGCAACTAAACGTAGCGGCTAGAGTTTGCCATCACGTCATCTCCTATCTCTCGTAAGTAACGAACGAGACTAGCAACCTTAAACGTTCCCTCATACTCTGGAAACCCACGCTCCATTGTCTTTACAAACTCTTCTGGGTCTATCGCCTGATAGTCTAGTTCGATATGCCCATCAGTGTTCATTACACATGTCAAATTAAATAACTCAGCTTTAGCTTTCTTTGCCATCTTTGTAAGCCTTAAATACATCGGTGGAAAACAGTTTCTGAAGGCTGAGTAAATACATACGAGCCGCACCGTTATCCCCCCCGGATACGGTGCGTTTTTCGTCTAGGTTGTCTATGATACGTTTAAGAGAAGGAACATCGAACACGAGCGTTGCAAAAGTCTCGTCACCAATGCAGAGGTTGTGAAACCAGTAGTCGGACTTGGTTGCGTTGATACCACTAGGCTTGCCATAGCACTCGTATTCAATGGCTATGTTACCAGTTCGAACCCACATGTCTCGCTCTGACTTGACCTCTATCTTCTTATCTTGCAGCATGTCAGCAACACGTTTCTCACGTACCTTTCCGTACTTGAGGTCTAGGTCAAACTTTTTACGGTCAGCAACACATGGTTCTATGGTCATGAGAACCTGCCTATTAAAGCAAGAACTACCTCATACGCACCATACAAAAACAGTGCAGTGACACACACCTTTAAAAACTTGTTCATGCCATCATCTGACATGCGTTCCCATTCTGGCTTACTCATGTTCTCCCCCAGCCCCTCTACCAAGACCCCCAAAATACTGGGGTCTTTTACGTGCAACCTCAAAAGTGGCTACAGTTATTACTATACCAGCTATAAAAATACTATGCAATAGCGCACTCACACCAAAAACAGTAATAGACCCTACGTACATAGAAAAGATAATACACCACATCCACGCGAGAAGTTGCATAACAAGATGCCTCGTATTCATGTCAGGTATATTTCGCAAAGGATTATGTTCGCTGTTCATAATCCCGTTCCAACTATCGTATATAAACTTACTCATTATGCAGCACTCAAATCTACAACTTCACAAGTGTCTGCTGTGCAAGCTAGTTCCCGCGAACCTGTTGTGGTATCTTCTTTTTCGAACTCAGTTAGTTTGTTCCAATCGAGGGTAACATAGTCATATGCTTGCTGCCATTCTAAGTAATCTTCACGTTCTATGTCTTGATACGGAGCCTGCTGATAAGTATGCTCACTGTGAGGCAGGAACGAAACACCGGATGCAACGTCGAAGTTTTCGTACACCCAAGCACCTACATCCATCCACTCTTCTTCCTTAACAGAAATAGTTACAGATGGCTTGTGTTCACACCAATACAAAGCGTACGTTTTCCACAACTCTAACTGCTCTATAGCAGACATATCTGTACGCAGCACTGCACCTAAAGGCGACTGCATAGCAAAGCTAAACACGGTGGTTGTATCAGGCTTCATAACGTCAGGTTCGTTATATACTCCTGACTCTTTCATAAACTGAGTAAGAGGGTCAGAGTTACCACCACGAACAGTTCGAATGTAGTAATCATTGTGACGAGCATGAATACCACTAGCTGCGTCCACGAGTTGTGACACAGTACCCGACGGCTTTACACAAGTGATTGCAGCGGACTGAGGGATTCCAAGCATCTTTGCATATTTCTCGTTCGTTTTGACTGCCTCTTCTTTCATCTTTTCTAACCACCGCTTGCTGTCTACGTTTTTTGACAAAACTGCATGGTCCATGATACCAGTTAAGGACACGCCTAATAATCTCTCTTCCTCTGTGTTCTTTTTCCATACACTCCTCAAGTATTTGAAATCAGTTAATGTGGATTGTATTGTGCCTACAATAGTAGCTAGTCTTGTCTTCCTAAGTAAATCATCGAGAGTATCACTAGCCCTCACAACAACCTCAGAGAGATTACAAAACTGGTATGGACGTAAGATAATCTCACTACACGGGTTCGTACCCCACTGATGTCCTGTTTCTCGTCTGTCGTTACGTGCTACTTGTTTATCTGCAGCTTCACGATTAAAGATACCACGCTCACCAGACTTACTATCATATAATGCAAGCCACTCACGCATGAATGTACCCATCTCAGGCTTGCCTTTATATGCGACAGAGTTATTAGCCAAGGCTCTCTGTCCTTCATTTTCCCACCACTGTCCTGCCTTGGCGTGGCGCATCTGGTCATCGTTCAGGTTACTGAGGCTGATAAGAGCAGAGCGTCTTACCCCACCCACGACAACAATCTCCCCAATCTTACACATTAAATCATGACACTCAATTGGAAATAGTCTACGTCCTGCTGCCTTCTTAAATACCCCTACAGTGAATGTAAACAGGTCTACAAGAGGCTGCGGACCAGAGGCTCTTCCCCCCATAATCTTCAAACGTTCGCCAGATGCACGAACTTCTGATACATCCCATGCGGGAACTTGTCCTGCATATAACAGTGCAATTAACTCTCTATATGCCTTCGCCCATCCCGGTTTACTATCTGCAACTTTAATGACAGTCTCAGACTCATTCATTGCATCACTAATAATAGGCATCTTATCAACGTTATTACGCTCGACAGAAAACCCAACACCTGTGCCACACATAAGAATATACATACACTCATCAAATGAACGGGGGCTATCTACAGGAATGTATGAACAGTTGTATCCACAAACATTGTCTCGTTCTAACGCAGGGCCGCATGTCATCATTGCCCTCATGCTTGGCATAATTTCTAAACCTAAAATAGCATCGTGTATCTCAGAGAGGTCTTTCTTTGGTATATTAAAATTATGCTTGTCTTTAACGTGATTTGTCATAAAGTTTGTGTAACGATACACAGTCTCATGCCAATCTTCTCTACGCCCTTCATCTTCAATCCAACGGGCATACCGTGACTTGTGGATAAATTGTTGATACGGGGTGGGTAACATATTATTCATCATTCATACCTTCCTTTGGATAATATACGTCTACATGACTATTACAATTTGGGCAGTGTAAATTAGTAACCATACTATATATCGTATCTTCTTCTGATATATCATGGTCTCCACCCCATATTAATTCTGTTCTACAATGCCAGCATTTCATTGTTATTTTTCCTTTTCTATTTTTATTAGTCTTTTAAGGTAGAACTCTGCTTTTTTAAGGTCTTCGAGTCCGTTCTTGTATCTGTACCGCCAGAGGTATTTGAGTATGTTTCCTTGGAGGTAGAACTCATAGCCTGAACCCGTCGCCGCTTCGATTGCATCGAGGCACTCGATACCTGCCTGATTATAGTGTGGTGGATTGTCGACCATGTTAACATTTCCGTATGCTTCCTTCCCCGCCTGTTCGTTTTCTTCTATTTTTTTCATTATGTTCATGTAGCTTGTCACTGCGTTTCTCCAAAGTTAACCTTTACAATATTGTCTTCTCGTTTGATAACTTTATCAATAGCATTTTCTGCTTCTTTAGTATCGGGTTTAAAAGAATGTGCCATAGCTACAAAACTTAATCTAGCCATACCTGCGTCCCAGATGCGGTCAAAATCGTTTTCCATCATCTCTATCATACCTGACAAAATAACCATTCCTGCAGGAACACTTTCCATATCAACAACATTACCTTTTGTTGTATCGTATGCTGTCATAGAAAACGAATCTTCATCTTCATAATTAAGAATTAAGTAATATCTATTAGGTAACAAACTAGCTTTTTCTACATTTCCAATCGTATCATCACTCATCTCTTAGCCACTCCTCTGGGATTGCTTTCTCTGCCCACACAAATCCGTGCTTAGTTGCCCAAGCAGCATAGGTGGTTTTGCTGCCTCTGTAAATTTTGTTTTTCGCGTTGAGGAACACAAACCTAATATCAAGGTCTGGGTGTTGCTGCTTGACAAGCAACATCTTAACACGGTCTCCCTTATCTAAGTGACCCTTAGTTTCTATGTACAACTCTTTATGAGGGATGTAGAAGTCAGGTGTGTAATTACGAGGCTTTGGTATATACGTTAATTTCTTAGATTCGTATTCGAATATAACGTTATTTTCTGCAAGAGCCTTTGCTATGTTAATCTCGAACATAGACCTATATCTGGTATTTCTCATAATTCTAGCAGGGGATACGATGCTTTTATCAGACTTAGCCTTTTTAAGAGATACTGTTCTACTTTTGGTGTATGCTTTTCTAGGTAGTTTAGTTCTTTGCTTAACGGCATTGTCGGTAGACATACAGTAACGCCCATCCTTAAATTGTAATTTATTTGTTGAAATTGTTCTTCTATACGAACTACATCTCTAGCTTCCGTGTCGGAAATAAGATAGCCAGTGTCGCTATAGTTATTGCGTAGTGTAAGGGGCAATGATGTTTCTAACCCACGAACATGCACGGTTGCTGGGTCACCACCCCTTTCCTCGTGTGATTCCACATAAATACACCGAAGGGCTGGATTCATAGCTATCAGCTTTCGTGGATACGTCTCTGTATACAACAAGGGCATTAAATGCTCCGATTGACTATTTTAGTATACCAAGCCTTCGGCGGAAACTTAGCCTTAGATGTTACTTTATCATGATACTCTGCTTTCTTCCAACAGTTCTCTTTAAACGAACAGAAGGTGCAGGTCTTTGGCATCAGTTTATTACCTGTGTAAATTTTCTCCCCTTTAACGGTGTAGGATTCGTCAACTGCTTCAAAGGGTATCTTAAACTTATTATCTTTAAGAAGGCTCTCTACGCGGCTCCTAGCGTCAGCAATGTATGCTTCACGGTCCTCTTCTTGGTCGTCGGGTGCTTCAACAAAATCCCACTCGCCAGATGACTTATTAATTGCTATCCAGCCACCAAACGGCATGTCTTGTGACTCTGAATATAAAAACCCTTGCATGATGTAACCAAAAGGGTCATCCTCTTTAATTACCTCATAGCCACCACGGTTTGAAAACTTGTTATCAAAAGACCACGGACTAGTTGACTTAACATCCCAGACCTTATCTTGACCGTCATTTAAAATGATATCTAAAGTACCCTTAACATTTGTGTCACCTAATTTTAGATTACACTCACGCTGGGTATCAACAACGTTTACTCCTGCTGCTTTCATAACAAATACAGCTATGGCCTCAACAAGGTCTCCCATAAGGAAACGCATGATGTCATTGTATGCAATATCTTGAGAGTGGCCTTGCTGTTCCATCTTCTGCTGACACAAAGGACGGCCCAGACCCGACATGCGAATACGATAACCACCACGAGATGATAATTGCTTTCGCAAAGAATTTTTACAGTCTTCTCCAAACTGTTCTATTAGGTCGTCAAAACGGGAAGAGTCAATCTCTCCCCGTCCTGCTTTTTTTAGGAAGTCCTGTACTTCCAGAAGGGCTATCATCCCGCTAGCCGATTAGCTAGGTCAATATCCTCACTAGGCATTATTTGCTTGAGGGATTCTTTATGGTCACTCATTAGCATACTATTAGATGCTGCGATAGTATCTAAGAATTTCTGACACAACTCCTTACGCTCTGGAGTCAAAGAAACCTCTTTAACTAACGAAGGTTGAGGAATCCAATAGGTTACCCCACCATTAGCCATACGCTTAGTTTTAATTTCTATAAGCGCAGTTGGTAAAGGAATAGAGTTACCTAATTTTTGCTTAATAAAGTCATTCATGGGACGAAAGCCTGAACGTTTAAAGTACCCTACAAAAGGTAGGTCTTTTACCGGAGAGGCTTCACCTGCAGCATTTACAGAGTCAGGCATATCAAGTTGACCGTAAATTATCAAGTTACAGGTAACAGACTTACTAAGTAGCAAACGAGGGTCATCCTCATCAAGCTCCTCTTCTTCCTTACGGGTTAGCCTGCCACATTTTACCCCACCTCTATCATCTTCGAAGCGGTCAGTCATTTTTCTACGTTGCATAGAGCGGCAGATAATCTGCCCTTCTTCTTGGTCGAAGATAGAATACTGATAAGTACGAGCCATCGGATTAATTACTACAGAATCAGAGTATACGTTTTCTGAGCCGTTCCAAATCTTCCACGTCCCACGTTTTAACGTATGCCCATCTTCCGTATCGGCATCATAATTAATTCGTAAAGTCGCAGGGCCAGACTGCCTATTTTCAGACACACCGTCTTGTCCTAGAGCAGCTAACAAAGCAGCTTTATCATCCGAAACACTTACAGCAAATTCATTTTCTACCATTTCTAAATCATTACCCATGTCATTCTCCATTGGGATAAGTTAACGTAAATTGATTATACTTCAAACACAGCTTGCAAGTCAAGCCAGTTTTTTCCTATTTTTAATTCTATTCCCACAGGCATGTTGTACTCTTTGTTATATCTACGTTTTGTTTCTTGCGGCAAACACAACATCGCCTTAGACATAACCTGAACACACTGGTCTTCTTCACCGGGATATACATCAATAACAATCGAATCGTGTACTGTGTTACATATAACCGACTTCATGTCTCTCATACTATGGTGTAGTTTGATAAGAGCCATAGGTAACAAATCTGCAGTGGCGAATCCCTGCACAGGATAATTACAGATGGCTGTGCGATTGGTGGCTGTACCCCACTCAGTCCATCTAGCATCTGGAAAAGCGTATTGTCTGCCCGATGGTAAAGTAATCTCTTTCTTAGTTACCGCATCTTTTTGTAAAGACTTGTGCCAGTCTGTAACGCCACGATACTTTTCCTTGAATGCTCTATAGTAGCGTTGCTGGTCATCTGTGCCACTAACACCACCATATAGAGGTTTGAAGGTGTGTGCCTTGGCTTCCTGTCTTGTACAGCCAATCACACTAGCAGTATAGCTATGCACATCCGTACCAGCTTCTACGTCAGTTAAGATACCATCATCTTTAGCGAGGTATCCAGCAACCCTAAACTCTAGCTGGCTATAATCCCCCTCTAGGATAGACCCCCCTTCAAACCTGCTTTCTACCGCCTTACGTATAGCAAAGGTAGAACCTCTGGGCATGTTTTGAAAGTTAGGATTACGAGAAGACAAACGACCTGTCGCTGTAACACACTGCATAAACTCTGTGTGGATGAAGCCGTTGCCATCCATATTATTCTCCATACCCTCAACGAAGGAACGCAGATAGGTTCGCAGGGCAGAGTATCGTATATAAGACTGTGCAAATTCACGAGCATCCCCCCGTAAAGAAAGCGATATGTCTTCTAAGGTCTCCTTGTCAGTCTTAAAACCACCCGCCGCAACATCAAATGCGTCACGAGGAACCATCTTAAAACCTGCAACCTCATTCGTACTCTCATAAACCACACCTTTACCCGAACACGTTCGACATATCCTAACAGCTTTTCCAATGCTTCCATCCTTCTTTAGTGGGTTGTATCTACCTTTTCCATTACAGTTTGAACATTGTGACCCTATAGTTTTGTAAACTACATCGGTCTCTCGTATGACATACCCCTTAAACTCTGCGCGGGACATGCGCTTACGCATCTTGGGTTTCTTCGTTGCACCACGCATCTCATGACCAAGATTAAATATACTAGCCCATGTTTTCTTGTCAGTAACTTTGCAAGAATACATCAACATAGACCTATCATCTGGGCTATCAAGGTTAACGGGAGTATCACCCATTGCATTAGCAGCCAGTTCGTTTAGTCTACGTTCCAGTTGAAACAACTCTTGTTCGTACTCTTCACGAATCTCAGCTAGGGTTGTTTTGTTTATCTTGATGCCGTTCTGCTCAATATGAGCTAGAACATTTGTCATCTCAAGCGACAATCTCAATGTCGGTATCAGGGTCATTAAATAGTTCCTCAAACGATGAGCCAAAGGCTTTGAGTTGCTCTAAAGCTACTTCTTCTGTAGCGATTACATCTGCAATCCCATATTCTACAATAGTATCCCAAGGGATGTCAAAAAATGTTTTACCTTCTTTAAAGTAGGGCGTGATAAGGTCTTTTTCTTTTTGTACGCCGCCATACTTCTCGGCAACAGCGGCAAGGCTAAGAGGCCAACGTCTAGCTTTAGCAAGTATATACTCAGCAACCATCGTGTCATACACATGTCCGTCGTACTTGAAGTTGCACTCGCGTATCCACGATAAGTCGAACTTGATGTTGTGACCTACAACTACATCAGCAAGATTCAAGGCATCTTGAAATATATTGAAGCCATCCTTGCTAGGTTGCTGGGTACTGTGGTCAAAGCAAAGGTAGTGTACCTCTTCAATTCCCAACCACTTGTAGCCCACAGAGACAAGTGTGTTACCGAAGTACGGCAAGGGTGTAGATGAACCATTGGGTTTCTCCTTGTGGGTAGTTTCTACGTCAAACGTTAGAACTCTCATCAGTCTCTTCCTTTACAAACAATTCATGAGGGGTGGTCTCCCACTCATTTCTTGTCATTCGAAATTTAATCCACTCGATAGGCACGCAGATTCGTACCCACTTCCTACCTACAACAGCCCAAACCAAACGTGTGCCACAGCGAGGCCACTTAACGTTATACAAGTCCACCCTGTACAGCTTGGCTGTTAACCACGTTGCCTCTTTGGGTCTGGGTGTTGTCATCAGTAGTAAACACCTGTATGTACATCAATGTGACTAGTAAACATACCATGCCATCCGTTCAGTTTGTTCTTGGAGATACAGATATGTCTTGCTGTATTCTCTTCTTCAGATGTTCCTGTCTTCCCTATTCCAATGATAACATCTGCCTCACCAGCCTTACCAGTTCGCGAACCATCTAGCATGGCGTAGTCGATGAACTGTCTGTCGTGTGCTTCGAAGCTGGCTTGTGAGACTGACCATATCAGAAGTTTATTACGCTTGGCAATCTCCCGCGCAACTACATAGGTTTCCTTCAAACGTTCATCTCCACGGTTGAACTCACCAGCAACTCTAAACTTGTCAAGTTGGTCACAGAACATAACGTCCGGTTCGTTTAGCTGGGCATACTCATTAAGTTCTTCCATAGATGTGCCTACAGAGTCCATGACAATAAGATACGGGGCTACCTCTTCATTGTAGCGTTGCTGTAGTGTTTGTTGCTCTTCTAACATCTGCTGTCGTGTACGTTGAAAAAACGATTGGATAATACGTAGCTTTATCTTCTCAGCAGGTTCTTCGTTTGCCCAGTAAATTACCTTGTGCTTCTGCCGTATGTAGTTCGCGGCAAGGAAAGAACAGAACGTTGTTTTGCCTACTTCTGGACGGGCAAAGATAATACCAAGGTTACCCCTGTCCATGCCTGACAAATGCTCTGACAACAAGTCCCAGCCAAATGGGAAGTCAGGGTCACCTGTCTCTTCTTGTACTAGTTGTGTAAAATCTTTATCCATTTCACTATACGTTGTTTTATCTGTCATCCGCCCATCTTCAACCATGTCGATAAGCGTCTTGAGTTCGCCAAAGTGTTCTGATTCGCCAGTGAAGATAGCAATGGCCTTCTCACCAATCTGTCTGGCTCTATCCCTAACCCAAAAATTCTTGACCACATCCTGTTCGAGGGCCATCTCCTCAGATATGTTCGTGGATAAGTTGTCTAGTATACTGTATATCTCGTGTACTGCGCTAGATGGCATAGCTGGGTTACGGTCACTAACCAGTGCCGCCACCTGACTAGGGTGCAAGTCGACACCATACTCCTTGTGACCGTAACTAATCACGTCAAATATAGTGGCATCTCGTCCCGTGAACATGTCCTTAGTGACAATGTTCTTTACCTTACCGTAAAACTCGTGGTTGAGCATGAAGCCCAACACCTGATGTTCAAGCGTACTTTGAGAGGACTCGCTCTCTTGTTGCATTATCCATGTCCTTTATGTCTTGATTTAAAATCATCATGTTAGTTGGCACAATGCCTTGTAATTTTCTTACAATTTCTAAGGCCTTTTGGGTAGCATCCTTATCAAGAGCTACATAAACCCGTTCATATCTTTGCAAAGTTTGTATGTGTGTGTCAAGAAGATTTGTACCCAACAACGCTACACCCGTCATATTGCTCGAAACACAGCAAGCACTAGCACAATCTTCCACAACAACACAAACAGGTCTATTTCCGCAAACAAATGGTAAACCTGACCTACCATATCTCCACCACTTCGGTTTCTCGTTAGTTAATGTTCGGCCTGCCGCATCGACTACACGCTTGCCATCCGTAATTAGGTAGACGATTCGATTACGTTGGAAATCGAACCGCAAGTCTACCCGACCATCTAGATAGGCATCGTAAGCGTGTACTCGTTTGAGGTAGTCCACTGATTCTTGGCTACGAGTTATCGGAACGAACGTACTTGGCATTTCAAAAGTAGCACAGTACGTAACAGCAGCTTCACTTTTGTTGTTTCTTTTCAATAACATAGGATGTGTTGTTACATCTTTGGTTAGCCTGAAGCCTGTACGACCAGAAGCAGTACAGTCAGCATGGAAACAATGATATAAACGTTGCCCATTTTCTTCTCCTACACTAAACGTGTTTTTCTTTCCGCAAGCAGGACAATCCATTCGCATCCGACCATTCGGTTGCAAGGGTAAGTCCATCACGAAATCTTTAATCCACATAGCCATGACATACCCATACGACAAACTAAAAACGCTGTCAACACGATTTTTTTATTGACGGCAAATTCAATCCGTGTTAATTACGGGTATACCCTGTAGGGAAACCCTACTATATTTACTTATTATATATTATTATGAAGAAAAGAAACCCTATAGCTAAACATATACGTAACCCTACTTATAGGACACGAGTTGTACCTAACAAACGAGGCGTGGACGAAACCTACGATTGGGTTGCTGAATGGATGGACGAGGAAGATGGCGAGACCACCGAAAATAGAAGAGAAAACAAAGACTTACAACCTACTGATGACAGTGAGTCAGTATGACAAACTTGCCACGTTATCAGAGGAACGACAAAAGACCGAACTAGAACAAGTCAGTGTTGCTGACCTAATACGGGAAGCAATCGACCTGTACATCCACGTAATCGAACAAGAGGAAGAAGATGAAAAGACGGGAACTGAAGGCTGAGATAGTCGAACGAGAGTTTGACGGGAAATGGCAAGTCCTCACGCCAGCTAGTATGGTGAGGCTGGGAGAGACAAGCCGTGAACTTGTTAAGCAGGGTGAAGCTGTCGACCTGACAAAGTGGGTCACGGTTCATGTGACAAATTCTCAACGCCAAGCAAAGAAATGGCTTGACATCAATGCTGGTTATGTGTTAAAACTAAGTACGCCCTACGAAGTTGCGTAGACGTAGGGTGTCCTTTCTGTTGGTTGGGAAGCGGGGTTGTCCTTCGGGATTGCCCCGTTTTCTTTTGTGCTTGACACGTTCGATAGTTTGCTGTATGGGTAATGAAACTGCAAATAAACAGAAGGGAAAGCAGATGCGTTCGAACAATAAAATGATACTACGAGCAAAGCTGATGAAGCAGTATACTGAAGAGTGGGTGTTAGACTGCACTGGTATGTCTGTAGACGCTATTAAAGAAGAAATGCAACAAGCTTACGTTGATGATAGAGAGAGTGTTGGGTGGGATTGTGTATCTGTAGACCTTGACCATTCAGAAATAACAACGAATCTGGAGATTGTAGAATGGACGGATTAACTTGTTTACGATGCGGTCACTATCATGAAGACTACAACCGCCTGAAGCATTACAGTTATGATAGCGGTGGATTTTGCCGCAACTGTGACTACGACCAAATGATTGCAGATTCAGAAAGGGAAGAAGAGGAAGAAGATGCCAAAGTTTAAAGTAACCGCCACGATGGATGTGGCATATGAGGCCATAGTTGAAGCACCGGACGCAGATATAGCGTGGACTGAAGTTAACGGGGGCCACATTGACGCTGAGTGGGTTAAGGTTGATGATGGTCACGATTTTACGTTGGAAAAAATTAGTGAGGTGACCGATGGGCAGAGTTAAAGACATGGCAATTGAGCTTGAAAGCCAGTGGTACGAAAAGGCCGACTATTGGGCTGGTTCGTGTGAAGTGT